TCTCGTGGGCTCGGAGATGTGTATAAGAGACAGGTTCCGGCTCGGTCTGTTCCGGAATGGCAACGGATACCGATTCCATATCGATAAAGTAATCTTTATACTCCGGGTTCGCCACCATTAGTTCAACGGCCTTTGCATCATCACAATTAAATGCGCGATATACTTTCCCGTCCTCGTATGATGTAATCGACAAGCCCGGTTTCATCACGTATCGTGTGTGTTTTCCGGTCAAGTACTCATTCTCATACCATTGTGCGGCGAACTGCCTGTCAAAGCCGCATGAGTCTTCTAACTTTAAATTAGTCATACGCACACACAGCGCCAAAATCTGCCCAATATCTTGTAATCTTTCCATTTGTAATTAAATTTTAATCTGTTGTTACGCTTTCGGTGTCTTTAGTCCGTCATATGCGGCTTTTGTAATAGCTAGTAACCTATCGCCCCCTGCCGCATCGGGTGTTTTCAAAGTAACGGATACAATTCCGTCCGTTGCCGAGTCCCCCGCGATTTCGGAGCATTCTAGACTGGACATAAGCCCATATACAAAATAATTACCAGAAGTTGTTAGCACGCACGCGATAAAAGACCCTAACTGCAATGCGTTAATTAGGTTCGATAATTCACGCGCGCCAATAGTCCCCGCGTTATCAATCAATTTAACAACTACGGAATGTTCCTGCGCGGTTGTCATAATGTCATTCACCTTTGCGGCTATTGTAGCGGACACGGAGTTTCCTACGCTAGATACTACGTAGCCCTTAGTCCCCGTCATCATCGTTATAGTCGCCAACCCTACGTCATCTACGGAATAATTACTTATATCGCCGTAATTGACTAGTATAAGTTCTTCTATACCGCGCATTGAGGTAGGTTCGGCCGCTTTCGCGCAATCAAACGTAATGTTTTGTTCTAACTTTTTAATACATGCCATAATTACCTCCTTTACGCTACGATAGCGCCCGTTCTTAAAGTCGTATATGTCGTCGGATTGAAGTGTGCGCGCTGCTCACCTATCACGTTTTCCGGCGTCGTTAACGTTATTGTTGTAAACCCACCGTTTGCATTGGCTTCTTCTGTGTAGGCGGACATATTAAGCCCGTACACTAGCCCGTACACACGGTATATATTCTTCTCTTTCATCTTAGCAACCGCCACGAAACGACCGTTTAAGATACGGTTCACGATATCCGCGCTATTTTGGTCCTTACTGTAAATCGTAAAGGTCACGGAATCGGCAAGGGCGGCGGGCGCATTGTCATTTATGCGAGCCTCGGAAGAAGCGTTAACGCCTTTCTTATTAGACTCCACTAAAATGGCTTTTCCTCCGCTAGCGAGCGTTAATGTAGCTTGTCCGGCGGTAAGGCCTTTAGACGCAATTTCTGAATAGTTGATTAGCAACAATTCTTCAATGCCCGTGGCGCCCGCGTCGCAGTCCACTAGGATAGCTCTATTTAATTTTGATATACATCCCATAGTTATGTAAGTTTAGCGTTAACTATTGTAGTCCAGGGGGCCGTATCTATTAACGTCCGTTTCTCCCCCTTCGCATCATCGGGCGTCTTTAGCGTGATTGTGGTAAACCCCCCGTTCGCGCTGCTGTCCGTCTGAATGTCGGAAATTTCCAAACCGCAAACGGTGCCCAACATATTCCGGCTAGCCTTGAGGTCCTTATACGATACCGCCGCCATAAATCGCCCGTTCATTAAGGCGTCAATGATTATTGTACCGTTATCGGCCTTGTCATACAGCGTGATAGTCAATGTTTGGTCTATTCCGTTAGACACGTCCGTAGCCTTCATTGCCTCCACCACTTTAACGCCGTTTTTAACCATATCGACGGGAACCGTTTTGGCTCCCGACTTAAGGTTAATGGCTGTTATGATATTAGCGGCCGATACAGTCATAGAGGCGATATCGGCGAAGTTTATAAGGTATAGCTCCCTTAATCCAACCGCGCCCAATTCGCAATTATACTGTATCGCCTTGTCTAGTGCTTTTATACAAGCCATAATTTTAGTTGATTTTAATTGGTTAAACTGTTGCCGCTGTACACAGTTTCATGTACTGTGGAACGGCTAACATAGCGTCAGCAGCGAATACAGTAGTACTGTAATACTTTCTATCTTTCGCGTCCTGGATAAACGGCGCAATAGTCAGACTAGAGTCTTCCAATGCCAACTGAATGTTTGTTTTCGGCGTGAACGCGATGAATGATTGCACGGTTAACGCGTCGCCCTTCGCGCTGTTGGATACGTGGCGCAACTCGTTGATTTTGTAACCTTCGAAGTAGTACGCGGGTTTTCCGTCCTCCATGTTAGCCTGTGCCAGGTTGTTATCTTTCGACTGTACGATATCCTTGTACGCGCGCATAATGTTGCTAGAAACGAAGAACTCGGAGTCGTTCAGCTGGTCTGCACGTTGATTGTCAATACACCATTTCAGACACTCTAACACGTTCGCCTGGTCGGTGGGTGTCAACGCCTTGATAGTCTCGGTTGAGGCCTGCATCTGCTTGATGATACCACCATTTTTGAACACAGTGTATTCGCCTGCGGTATCGGAAGCTTTCAAGCCGTCCAACCATACGAGACGCAACATATCAGCCTCCAACACTTTCAAAATCTCGCTCTGCATGAATGCGGCCAATTGTGTTTGGTCGAAGTTGTCAGAAAGGTGCACACCCTTTGCAACCATTTTACCCCACAAGTCCTGCAAACATACCACAATAGGCAATTCGATTTGCGCATGGTCGTAATACTTAACTTTGTCCTGCACCGCGCTGTACTTGTACTCGCTGTCGCAGCCTGCGGAACGTCTTACCGCCTTGTCGGTAGCGGTGAATGTAAGGATAGGCTTTCCTTTCTCAATGCCGGAAAGCACCGTTACGCCTGTGGAGAGTTCGCCTTCCAAACCTAGCGTCAAAGAGATAACCTCGGATAAACTGTCAATGTTCAGTTTGTTTAAATCACTAAATGTAAATGCCATAATTTTCTAGTTTTTTAGTTTTTTAGTTGTTAATTAATTATTTAGCGCCATTTTTTGCGGTTCTCCAAGAATGCCTTTTGAACGGCTTCACGGCTTAATTTTGTTTCTCCCTTGTTTTCCTCGGTCGTAACCTCGGTCTTTGCAGGTTTAGGCGTTCCGGATTTGCGGTTTAGCTGTGTTTTCAGCACTGAAATTTCCGCCTTCAACGCGGTTACTTCTGCCTGGACTGTTGCCAGTTCTTCCGGTGTCGGTGTTTTCTTCTCTTCCTCGGTTTTGGTTTCTTCTGCAAGTTTTTCCGGTTCTTCTACCTCTATGTCTTTGACTCCTGCGATTACGCCCCCCTCAACGACTAGAATAATATCCCCGTCCGGCGTAGTGATTTGGTAATCCCCGTCCGGCGCCGGGCTTCCGTCCGCTAATGTAACGGCGTCGCCTACCTGCACTTCGTCACCTGCTGCGGAAACTACGATTTCTGTTCCGTCTACGGTTGTAAATGTCTCGGTTGCTAGCTTCGTTTTCGAAAGCATAGACACCAAACCTTTAAATGAAAATTTGCTCATCGTTTTTGAATTTTTAAAGTTATTGCTAAAAAGTGAACTAGTCGCGGCGGGAAGTCCCACCAAATCAGCGCTAAAAAATGCAGTCACCTCTGTAACTGTTGCCGTTCCCGTTTCATCATCGAATTTTTTAACGTCCATTTGATTGACGGATACACCTAACAACTCCGGTTCCTTCTCAATCATGCTAACCATGAATGCGAATTCAGAGGGGTACGCGGTTTCCAGGGCTTCCGACATAACAAGGTCGGCATATACCGCCGTGTCATCGCTCGTGAAGTTCTTGAAATAGCCTATATACCCGTCCAACAAATCGTTTCCGTTATGTGTACGGCGTGCGTGAATCGGTCGTTCGTTTCCAAGCGCTACAAGGGAAGGGAGGCTTTCGGCGGAAATAACTAATTTATAGTCTTTCCCGTTCTCCTCGATAACGTTTTTCGTTTCACCCGCTTCGATTATTCGTAATTTTTCAAATATTTTCATGCTTTTTCATGCTTTTTCATACGTTTTCCTTTTAATTACACTAATTGCGTCACAAAGTTATGGTATTAAACTACATTTAAGGGGCTTTTTACCTATCAATTAAATACCTGCGGCCACCTGCACGCTCTGTGCGCGCTCGGTTTCCTCGTTTATGTCCGTTACTGCGACCTGTGGCGCCGGAACGCGTGCGACTGAATCGTACATTATAGCGGCTAGCTTGTACAGGCTGTCATCAGACAGGGCGAAATTAGACGGCATCTTTACGGTACCATTGGAACCTACCGAAATCTTACCGCCATTTGCGTAACGGTACACACCGGACGTGCCGAATGAACGCCCGCCGTACTCCATATTAAGCGCTGACAGCGCGTTAATAGCCCCGGAAGCCTTCCGGTTAAGTATGTACATGTTCTCGCCTCCTTCAGCCTCAAATCGTTGCCCATTGGAGCCTACGAACGTTACACCCCCGGCGGAATGGCTAGGGCCGTAAATCTGTCCACCCTTCGCATACTTTGCGGACGGTGTGCGTACCTTAGTATCCGGTTCTTTCGTTTTCGTGATGCTCATTACCTGCTTCATCCCGGCGGCTATCACGATTGCGGCCTGTGCGACACCTAATATACCGCCTTGCGCCAATGCTTTGGTAGCGCCTAGGTACGTGTTTATCGTGGCCTGCACCACGGCCGCCGCTTTACCCGCGGCGGACTCCTCGCCTAGCAGCGTTGACAATTGCCCGGCTACATCGCCCGCCAGGGCTACACGCGCGTTCGCTGCGGCCTTCTCCCTCTGTGACTTGATTAGCTCGTAGCGCTCGTATATGCTGTCCGTCTCGGCTCCGATAGCTTCGGCGGCGGCTACCTCCATATCCCTCTGTGCGTTCAGGCGTGTCAACTCGGCTTCCAGGGAGTTACCTAACTTGATATCCTCTAGTTGTCTTTGGTTCTCAATCTCCATTGCCCGTCGGTCCCTCTCGGACTGTGCGCGGGCGTCTGTTTCCGCCTTCACTGCTGTGGCGAATTGGAGTTGTAGCGCCTTGACGTTATTGAGGTATTCCTGTTCTCCGATAAGATTCTGCTCCCTCTTATACTTCTCGGCCTCTATTTGTGCATTGATAACCTGCTGTTGCTCCTCAAGTGTGGCCGCTCCGTTCTTTAGCTCGTTCTCGGCTATCTGCAATTGCATCGCCTCGACTGCATCCGCGTATTGCTTTAATATGGCTTGTTGCGCTTTTGCCCGTGCGTCCGCCGCTCTTTGTGCCGCTTCCACTTCCGCCTTTTCCGCATCTTCCGCCGCTTTCCGCCGTGCGTCTAGTGCAGCCTTTATATTGGCCTGCTTCGCGGCTGCGTCGGCCTTCTCATATCCGGTTAGCTGCCCGTATATTTCTTTCTCCTGCGTGGCGTAGTTGGCGCGGGCCTGCTCGAGTGCTGCCAGGGCTTCCTGTTCCTTCCGTGCGTCCTCGTCTGATGTGTATCCTAGCTCGTTTTGCGCCTTTATCTGCTTGTACTTTGCGTCTAGTATTGCTACCTCCATGTCCCTAATAGCGTGGAGTTTCTCGGTAGCCTGCTCTAGCAGTTTCCGCCGCTCCTCCGTGGACTTGTTTTGGTCGGCCGCTAGGGTCTTTAACTCCTCCATTTCGCGCTTCATACGGGCCATTGGTACAAGCATATCAGTTTCCGCCTTGTAAATGCGCTGCATCTCCTTCTCTAGGGCGCTAGCAGATTTAGCCGCCTCTAATGTGGCATCCGATATAAGCCCTATCTTGTTGAGTAACCAGGTTATTTTTTCGGCTAACCATTCAAAGGCCTTTGCAAGCGCCGTGAACATTTCCGTAATGTAGTCCAATAACCGCCCTAGAATCGTTTGGAAGGGCGCAAAAGCCGCCTTTAGGCTTGTTGCGAGGTCGCTGTTCCTCTTTATCATCTTCTCGATAGCTCCGATAAGAGTTAACACGGTCGTCACAATGAAAAGTATTGGGTTCGCCTTCAATGCGGCGTTAAACGCCTGCACGCCTGTTATACCGCTTTTCATCACGCCGACAAGTGCGCCCGTTCCGCCGGATAGTCCTTGTGTTTGCAAAATTCCGTCCTTGACACTTTCCGCATAGTTACCCACGTTCCGTCGGTTATCGCCTACGGACTTCTCTAGCTCTTTCAGTTTGTCGGATAACGCTTTGGTTTGCTCGGTGAGTTCCACGCCTTCCTTGCTAGTAGTGCGCTGCGCCTCGGACATCTTGTTAAGTTCCGCGGTATTCTGCGCCAACTGTGCACGGAGCGCGTTAACGCTCGTGGCCTCGCTGTCAAGCAAGGTTTTCGTGCTCTTAATCTCTGCGTTGTTCTCCTTCTGTGCGTTCGCATTGTCTAACAGGGCTTTTTTCGTCTCTATCATTTCCTTGTTAAGCTTCCGTACTGATGCTTCGTACTTGTCTTGTGATACAAGTCCGTCCGCGTAATTTTGGTTCAATGTGTCAAGCGCCGATTTTTCCGTAGTATAAGCCGCTTGTAAATCTTTTTTGGTCTTTGCAAGTGCTATACTTTTCGCTATCAGAGCGTCGAGGCCCTTCTCAGCCTCGGACGTTCCGAAATTTAAGTCTAATAATGTTACTTGGTCTGCCATATAGTTAGCTCATTAAGTCTAATTTGTACAAAGATAGCTTGCAATCGCCTTTAGTTACGTCATATTCACCCAAAGATTTGAGGTAAAACCACCCGCCCAACTGCGAAAAGTAATATGCGCGGTCCAACTTGAGGTTAATAACGTCGTTATAATCTAGTCGGGCCTTGATTTTAATCTGCATTCTAGGCGCAAATAGCTTAAAGTGTCTCTTTATATAAGAGCGGTAAACATCCTCTAGTGCAGTCACATACGTAGCTGTTCCCCCTATCGTAAATTTAGACGTTAACGCCACTTTTGGGAACGCCATAAAATTGTAGGCGAACGGAAGGCCGGACTTATACGCGTCCTTTACAGGGGTGAGTGTTCCCGGTCCTATCGAGTAGCTGTACTTTACGTCACCCACTTGTGTAACGAGTTGGTCCGCGAATTCATCGGGCGTCTCGATAGTGTCCACGCTAATAAACTTACTGCTCCAATCCTCTAGAAACTGGTGCCTGCTTCCCGTCTTGTCCCGTATATTGATGTTGATAATCGGTTCAATGCTCAATGTATTGTTGCGCCACTGTCTGCGCCAATGGAACGCCGTACACAAGTCATCAACCAATTTCCGAACGTCCGAGTAGGGAAAGCCTGTACCCGTTACTACTGTCCCGGCGGCGGGCCTGTACGCGCTTAATACTTCCGCGGCGCCGTCACCCAAATCAATGAGTTCTTCCGGTGCATATCCGTCCGGGAATTTGAAACACGATACCTTGCTACCGCCTATAAGACCCTTAACTATCATATACTTGTCTTTTGTCGGCGTAACGAAAACCACGCCATTAAGTGGGGAACCGTACAGCCAAATACGGTCGGTCAGTTTTGAACGCGGGTACAATATACCTTCGGTTAGGTTAGTACTTTCCGCTACAATATGCAGTTCCGGCAGCGTGCTAGGAATCGTCTCCCCTGTGTACTCCACTATCATGCGGATATCGCGCCCTACGCCGGAACGGAGATTGAACCCCGGGTTTTGTCTGTTTGGGGCCAGACCGAACAATGTAGCGTATAGTGCTTTCATTGTGTCGGATATTACAACCTGCGCGATACTAGGGTAGATATACCCCCCGCGGCCCTTCGTGTATTCTTTGGGAACTAGTGTCATGTTACCGGATGCTACATCGTTATCCCACACGATTGACGAGCGGAAAACCATAATTGTAGGCTTTAGCAGAGCCGCGTCTACCGGTTCGGGAATAGTGGCACCCTCGTTATTCTTCGGTGTCAACTTCGGGAACGTGCCTTCCTTCCATGTGATATGGTCGTTGATAACCTTTTCCAGGTCGACGACCCTAGTAGCGTTCAGCCACCCCGCAAACATCTGTTCCACCTGTACAAGCGGGTGTTGCAATCTTATCTCCTCGTCGCTCCACTTCCTTGTATTCTCTACTAGCGATATGTTGTAATTTCCGCCGTTGTACGTCACTTTGGCATAAAACTCCACATCATATCCCATGTATTGAAATGGACGGCTGTGAACGAATAATTTGCAGTCGTAGAATACACACTCGTGGAGCCCTTGTTGTAGGTTCTTGAATATGCGGTCATTGTTGGCGCTTCTCGGCACCTTGATAGTAGCCGAGAATGCCACACTGTCACCTGTCATTGTGACGGGTGATATATTGTTCACCGTGAGTTTTACGGAGGACCCCGAGAGGCCCTCAACGTAATTTCCATTAATCCTTAATTGTACTATATCCATATTAACCCGTTTGTTCGATTCTTATAATTATATCCGTCAGTTCCGGTCTTTGGAACCTAATTTCCGTACCCCGTGCCGCGCCTGTGGTGTTAGCCTCTAGATTAATAGTAAATCTACGTACATACGGGTTCCCCTGGTGCGCTTCCGTAGATTGCAAGCTAATCCAACTATCAAGGCGAAAAAACGATATCTCATCACGTTGGTTAAGTTTTTGCGCCTGTACGTCCACATTGAAAGTAAGGCTACCTTTTCCGATTACCCACACAGGCGCTAACCTGTTCCAATGCGTATTGGTAGATATCGCCATAGCGTCCGCGTTGGAAAATTGACCTATTGATATAGTCTTACTCGCCCCTGTAACACTCATTCCTATTTGAAGCGAACGTGCAAAAAGACACCAATCTAGCATAACGCGGAACTTATTAAGCCGAACGCCGTTTACCGTCAAGCTGTCAATGTTCTGCAGGTACATTTGTGACGGTGGGCTCATAGCGGGCGTCTCGGACGCGGCCGTTATCAACTCAAAGTAGTGCATACTTCCGTCGGCGGCTTCTGCCGGGTCCCAACTAGCATGAACGAAATTTGCGGGCGGCACGTTGAATGCCCGTTGGAATACCACCAAAGTACCGAGGACTTTCCCCGTTGGAACGTGTTTAACCTTGATGCGCGCAAACCTATCCTCGCCCAGGTTTTGCGCCAAACTAAACGCTAGCCTAATGTGGGGTGATGCACGTGTTATTTTAATATTAGTTACGTAGCTACAATTACATTCCCCAACCATATCGGTGTAAGGTATTCCGGAAGTAAATGCAAAAATATCATTATGCGCATTTCCGTCATATGCATACATACCGTTTCCCACCCATACGAAATCGTTCGGGAATCTGTCTACCGGGCAAGCAACGGACTGCATAACGTTCACATCGGCCATTTGCCCGGTGATGTCGTGCGTAGTGCGGATAATGCACGAGCGAGGAACGCCGCCCGTCTCCGGCAAATTAAGTGCGGGTTCTACATACACGCTGCCGCCGTCCTGGTCTAGGCTGCTAGCGTCTAGATTAGCCCACGCACCCGCCGCACCGGACATGTTTTTCACCTGCAATGTACCTCGTCCAGCCGTTGCACAACTAACAGTAAATGACTTTAGTTCGCCTTCCGGTGATACAGGTAGGAACTTCGGAGTAGCATTCACCACGGGCGCGCCGTTCTGACTTACATTTACCGTCGCTAGTTTAGTCGTTGTGCCTGCACGGTAGATGTGCATGTACCCTATACGTCCCGTTGTGCTCGGGTTTGCAAGTCGACTAGTCACTGCCTGTGATACCCCCGGCTTCCCTCGGCCATTCTCCGGGCTGTTGATAATCAGCCAATCTGATTCCGGCACAATATCCCAAAATACATTACCGTTAACGTTTAGCAGCGCATTAATATCCGCGTAGTACGGAAACGACATGGTTAACGGTGATGCCCTGAACTGCACGGGGATAGGCGCGGGTGAGTCCGGAAGTACAGGAGAAACGTAGTTATCTTGTAGCTCCGTTGTACGGAATCTCACCTGCTGTCTGTACGTGCGCGTGCTGCCGGACCACCGTGCGCCGGAATCGCTGACTACTTCCGCACGGAATACTTTGTACTGGTATTGGTTTATGCCCGGCATATTCAGTTCCATAATAATCTGTGATGATATCATCAACTGTTGATATACCGCGTACTTGTCCGGGCCATACTCCATGTTAACCGTAACTTCTGCCTGCTCCGTGGCACCGCCTAGGCCGCGTAGATACGTGAAGTTGTTCGACCAAAAATAACTCTTGAAAGCGTCCCAAAACCATTCGCCATTTTGCATGTTCCACCGGACACGGAGCGCGCATAATAACGCGTCGTCCTCATTGGCGCGGTTCCAATTGCGGTTTTCATATTCTATAACGTGGTCTATGCCTGTACCCCATAAGTCCTTTACAGTCAATTTCTTTAGGTACCGCACGTCGATAGTCTTTCCGAGCGTGTAGGTAGTGGGCATAATAGCCTCGGTAGGGTCTGCATCATCGGCGGGTTCGGCCACTACCGGAAACGTTACGCCCGGTGCCGTCGCAAAGGGGTAGTATATGTCTACATCTTGCCCGGGCATTTTGATTTTAGGCGGCTCGGGTAATGATGCCTGGTTGCCCGGTATCGTGTGCCAGTAGGTTAGGTCACAATGGAATACACCCAACGCGATAATCTGCGCGCCCGCACTCGTATTGCAAAGGAATACTAGACTGGACTCCGCAGTTAACTCGGTAGACTTTTGACGGTCCGCGCGCGTCATCAGGGGGCAGACAAAAGACATATCAAAATCTATCACGTCCTCGTATGGCAGTTCGAACGTACGTACCACGGCGCCCTGGTTGGCCACTGCGACGGTTACGGTTCGTCCTACGCCGGAAGTCTTGTCCGGGTATATCTTAATCATCATAGGGCGGGTAGGCCATACGGGTAACTGCTTAGGGTAAATTACCGTCTGATTCGCTACGCCCTGCAATTCCACGCCTGCAACGGGTATTGTTATCTTCATAATTACTTGATGTTTAAAGTGTCAATAATCGCATATCGTATTATAGTGATGATATCGTTTTGGAGCGCTAGCACCCTCGCCGGGTTAAGTACGTCCGACACCACGCCCCCCGGGTTGTGGTCGTTGGGAACCTTTATGCCCTCCTCGCCTATCATCTTGGCGATAGGATACGCCGCTTCAATCGGTATGTTAGCCCCTCGGCGGTTCTTGTCCTCTATCCACCGTCTGATAACGGATAACGGCGGTCGCCTTCCGGGCACCCGTCCGCCTTCCATTGCACCGACATAGCGCGGTGCGGTTATCTTCGCGTTGTTGCCGCTTACAGTAAGTTTAAGTTCGCGCCCGAAGTTACCGGAAGCTACTAGCCCCTTCTGTATGTACGACTGCTCGATATCGTCCCGTAGTTTAGTTAGCAGGACTTCTATCTGTGTTATCGGATTCGCCGCCATTACTCGGATATATTAAGAGTTATTTCCCACCCCGATTTGGGACTATCGTATATATTTTGTCTCTTGACCACATTTGCGGCCCCGCTAACGTAGTTACAGCCCGCCTGCCTGGCAATGTCTGTAATAACGGTGAAAGTCCGGTCTAGGACCTCTATTTCCGCCGTATCGTCACGTAGGTAGTAGGATGTCCCTAGCACCTGGATAAGTACGTTAATTCCGAACGGCTCGGGTGCCAGGTCGGAATAGGTCTGCACGCCCCCGGGCATATCGACAAAGACGAAATCGCCTGTTATCTGATTGGCCAGTACGTTGCGGGTGTACTCGTCGCCAAAAAACACGGGTAGGCCGTGTCGGCCCGCCCATGTTGATACATCGTCTAATATCCCTTTAAAAATCATATTCCGTCTTTACATTATCGTCATACTCGGGCGCGTTCACGCTCGTAATGGTGCGTTCACCCGTCCAGGTTTTTACCACGTTACCCTTGTAATTACCGGATAATGTAATAGCCCCGATAACGGTTGTGTTCGCCTCAATGCTAGCGTTATCCTCCATAACCAGCACCCCGCGGCTAGCTGCCGTTATCTGCCCGGCTGCTGCGACCTTCGAATTACCGGACATAACCACGCCCGAACGGGTGTTAGTTTTTCCTTCTATAACGGCGTTATCCCTCATGATGAACGAAAGGTTCGTACTAGCTACGTCCACCGACCCGATAAACTTGGCGTTTCCTTCCATATGGACAAGCGCACACGCCCCGGTTAATGCCGTCGGCGCAAATACCGCTTTGTCCTTCATGAAAACCGCTCCCTCGAAATCAAGCGGCGCCCACTCGGTAGGGTTGTAATAGGTAACGGAATTACCACCGAAATAGCCCGAACCCGTTACACTAGCATTTACAAGCGTAGCGTTGTCCTCTACGCGGATATTACCTTTCATGTTAACCGCTGTGGTACCAGTGTTCACAATCTTACAACCGTTGTATACCGTTACGGTTACGCCTGCAAGGTCCGCGGGTGTGACCGGGCTAACATTGTCCGTATTTCCGAAGCGTACATAAACCATAATTTCGGGTAACTTGTTTGCGGGAAGAGATGCGTTTGTAACAATATCCGTTGCCTTAATCACTCCCGTAGGGGTGACAAACATAGCTAAAGTCTTTAAGTTTCCCGGAAGATTCTGCACCGTAATACCGTTTGAACCGTTAACCCTTAGGGGGATAGGAATCACACAAAACCTAGCGTCCGGTACGACCCCCGTTATCGTATTACCGACTATTACGGAGTTAAAGTCCCCTTGTACCGCACGCGACTGAACGTTCAGAACCCGCGCCCTGGGGTGCCCCGGTACCTTGTTACCGAATACATTAGTTCCGGCAAACTCAAATTTACCTCTGAAATATGCATCTTTGTAAATTGTGGTATTGTAGGATGCTACTGCCGCCTCTAGGTTCTTAACGCTTTCGTAGTCCTCAACCAACATTGAACCAACATTACCAGGAGTAAATAGTCTGTACATACCCTCAACCTCGGAAGATGCCATATAATAGTTACCGATAATCTTCCCTAGGTCCTTTCGGGCCTTCGAGAAATCTATATCCGTATAGGTGTTCTTTATCTTTGCGTTGTGGTAAAACCGTCCGTCCGGCACATTGCATCGGATAAAGGTGAATGGCATGTTAGTAGGTGCTGCACTAAGGGCCGATGTCGGTAGTACTGTTTCCGACTGTGCGAATGTATAGCAATCGCGGACATTGATTTTGTTTTTCGTGGCGTTCGACACTGCGAATGAGTACGAACCGTCATTGATAATTTCGCTAACGTTTGAAAAATTACCGATAAGCAGGCTATTATTAGATACCGCGCTAAACCTTACATTACACTTAACCACATCCGCAAGTATGTTAGCCACGAATGCGCCGGCGCCCGTCTTACTGATAGTTAGGTTACTTCCGTCAATTACGGATTTATACACGTCTATCTGGGTCGTGTTTGCCGGGTTAACCTTAGTTGCAACCGTCATTGCGCTAGTGTACCGAAACTCTAGGCGGCTGTCGTTGATGTCCAGGTAGGCCTCAATGGCTGTTGACGGTATAGAGACATTTGCCTCTGTGATATCTGCCGGAACTGTTGCGGCTGTTGGGGTTTTCCGAATCTGAATCCCAATGTAATACGCTCCACTCGTGTTAGCGCCGTTTCCATAGGATGACCCGCCAACCATTTTCTTTTCTGCATCATACCGTAGTAATCGCATCTCGTACCCCTCGCCCGCTAACGTAACAGTAACAGAAGCCCCGCCCATATAGATAAGGGACTTCAGCCGTATTGCATTTGCGTCCGGTACTTTTGATTCCTCATACGTAGAACCGATAACAGCGGCTACGGTTCCCTGCTCCACATCACCTACTGCGAGAACCTTTGCGGCGGGTACCTTTCCCGTAACGAACTCGTGTGCGCCGACAAGGGCCGAAGTACCTGTAATGCTAACGAATGGTCTCGGGTCGGTTACGTCGGCCTCGTATCCGTTCGTGTCTACAATGCTATCACCGCCCACACGGATAGAAGGATAGTTCAGATTGCCGCTAAATATCCACGCGTTGCCCTCCTGTGATAGCGTGTTCTCATCATACACAATGCCGCCCACGTCCCCTATGTTGACGTAGCGCCCTTGTACGTGAAAGGAACGTAAAGCCCTGATACGCTTTTTGTCCCTGTCATTAATTATCTCATACTTTTTAATCATAAATCATTTGTTAAAATGTTTCTTTATCTCCGCCTTTTCTTTTTCTATATCTTCGTGCCTTTTCGCCAATGCTAAAATAGCGTCCAGGTAATTAACTTTTTTGGCTTCTGCGAACGAGCAGTTGAACGCCTCGGCCGTAGCCTGTACCAGTGTCAATATGTTCTTCGCCTCCTTCAGTTCGTCCGCCCCGGTGTCCGGGCCTCCCGCGCCCTGTGGGAACAACTGTTTCTCTAGGGCGTCCGCCGCTTCAATTTGCGACTTGATGTACTTCATTGTAGCTAGCAAGTGGTAGATGTTATCCGGCGAATACTCGGCGGGTTGGTACTCATCGAGCGTGCACCACTTCGTAACCTTCTCCGTTGCCGTCTCGGCCCTGCGCGTCTCTATCAACTGCCATAATGTCACCTGTTCAATGCTCGGCAGCGCGTACACTACACGGCGGTTTTTGGTTACGAACCGGTCGGCCTGTACGTACTCCGAGACCTTCTCCAATAACTTACTCTGTTCGGAAGTTAGCCGACCTTCGTAACACGGGTGCAAGTTACATATAAATTCCAATTGTTTGGCGTTATTATACCGACAAAGTGCATAGTAGATGCGCATTAGCGCACGTTTCATACGGCCCTTCACGGTATTCGGGCACGACATCAATACGATATCCTCGAGCCCTTTAAATCTAATCTTATTCATATTCATCGAATTCTAGTTGTTCGTAATATAGCCACTCTTGTTCATCGGTCCCGTCGTACTGAACCACTACGCCCAATACATCAGCCTCCAATACCGTTCCGGTTCTTCTGTCCTCGGTAACCTGCACACGCTCGTATATCTGTATCATTGTGCGGCGGCTTTAGGTCTGTACTTCCGGATAAGGAAATCAACGCCGTAACGGATAGCGTCCCATGCATGGTTAAAGTTATCTATCGGCTCGTTGGTAAACGTGTCGGTCATCTCGTCCTTGACGTAGGAATAGTTATCCGCCTCATCCAGGATATCGGCGCTCCGCTTCGTCACGTGCAACTTGAATTGCTTCACCTGCTGTATTCCTGCCTTCACGGAACCTTTGCCCTTGACACATGGAATTGTCTTACAGCCGTGCTGCCGTATCTCCACGATACTCTTCTGTTCGGCGCTGTCGCACACGGTATATACGTTTTGCAGCCCATAGTCCTTAAGCGTGTCCGCTATCGTGCGGTTAAGCATCTTGGTACGGTAGCACACTTCATCTATGTACAGGTCCCACCCTCGCATGTAGATATCGACAATTGCGGTAGGGTCGTTCTGGAAGCCGAAATCAAGCCCGACACAGCGTTTTGTATCCTCGCCTTGTAGGAAGTCCGGCAGCGTCTCGATAACTTCAATTTCGGGATATACGAGGCCTTCCAGCCCGCCTGTTTGTCCCTCGCCATATACGCGCCACCAATTCGGGTCCTTCGCGTTCCGTTCGATAGCCTCAATTTGTTGTTCCGTCAAGAACGGGTTGTCCTTGTACGTCGAGTGGATAGTAACGTACTTGTCCCCTGTAAAATCGGTCTCACCCCAAAAACGGCGAACCGGGTTAAAGTCGATAATCACCTTAAGCCGGGTACGCACATCCAATTGGCGGAATATCTCGCGCGGTATCCTCTGCGCTTCGTTGATGAACAGAATGTCCCGCGCCGGGCCGTGGACCTTCGCCGCACTGTCACACCCGAAGAATTCAATGTAAACGCCTTCCTTAACGGTGTATATCATATCGGACTTGTTGAACGCACTATCCTCCCATACCCCTTCGTCTATCAGCATGTTGGTGAAGTCACGGAGCATACCTCGCTTGACGGCGGGTAGCGTGTCGGTTACGCAGCTAATCATTAACGGCTCCGGGCTTTCCCGCGCTATCAAGTAAAGTAGCTGTAAGGTGCTCCACGTCTTAGAAGAACGCGTACCGCCCTTACTTGCTATCCCGCGAATGCCGGGATTCATTAGCGGCTCTATCATTTTATCGAATACATAGGTACACTTCATTTAACCCCCTTTTCCTTCGTTTTCTGACGTTTTGTGCTCTTTCTTGAACTCCTTTAGCTTTTGCACCCTTGAGACCGTCCTAGGGTCTGAAACCTGTATTGTGAGACCTCCTTTAATCTCCTTGCCACCTGTGGTGTAGTCGAGTGCGGTTTTGTGCCCTCTCAATGCACGAATGTAGTTCGGGTCAAATACTTGTGCGGCTGCTCCTGCATCCATATCTTGGAATATCATTTGCCGGATGTTGTCGATTGCCTCGGCAAATGCCTTCGACGCCTCTATACCGAACTCCTTATAGTTGTCCTCGTATATCCGGCGGCGGTCCGCCAGGTAGTTAGGCGCTGCACCGAGGAACGCGCAAAAGTCCGTTTCGGTCATCAGGCGCTTTCTAGGAATCTCTAGCAGCGTTCCCGCCATGTTACCGGACTTAACGACATCAACCGCGATAATAGGGTGTCTATCTATCCAGTCCCGGTACATATTAAAGGCGGCTAGCAAATCCTCCGGCTCTTGCCAAATCGGAACCTTGCCCCAGCGGCGGCGGCATATCTGAAATACGCTGTTGCAGCCGTTTTCATCTGCCGGGTCTAGGCGTGTGCGGGATTTCTCGAAGCGCGCCTGTGAAACCACATTTACCGCCACTCCGTCCGGTCCGCGTTCCACCAATGGAGCGGGCGCTTTTTCGTTCTTATCTTCTTTTGAATTTTTCATACATTATTATTGCTTCTCATTTATTGACAGCAAATATACCGCTTTCCCTCCTCAAAATAGGGCTAAATGCCTATAATTACCCTCTGTGACACGTAACTATCTGATTATCAAGCTACAAAGTTTTTGCGTCACAGATGAAAATTCTATCTATTACGCATAACCCATTAAGGCACAGCGAGTTACGCCAAACGTCACAGATGTAATAGATATTTTCTATATAGATAAAAACAAGAAAATGAGTACTTAAATTTGATATATATTAACATATACTAATATATATCAAATCACAATATTAAAAATCACGTTTTTTATCTATATAGAAACTATCTATTACATCTATTACACTAGTACTAACTATAAGTAAATCAGTGAGTTACGTGTCACAGTAAAAAATCCTTAATCTATTACGCAAAAAGTTTGTAGTCTGATTATCAACGACTTAAGCGTCATAAACGAGTGTCACAGATGATTTTAATTGTAAAGTTAATTAGTAGAACTTTTAGTCAAAACGTTAGTAAAACAGCCCCTTTCGAACTTTCTCTCAAAAAACTTTTTGCAGAATTGACGCTTTATACATTTTCTCTCAAAAAACTTTTTTGTCAAAACATTAGTAAACCCACTTTTTTACCCGAAAAGCGCATTTTTCAAAATGTTTCTCAAAAAATTTTGCGGTTTTCAATTTAGCATCAATTAACTATGTTTATTAACGTTTTGACAAAAAACTTTTCTCTCAAAATCTTTGTTTCGCGGTAAAAACCACAATTGCAAAGTTTTTTGAGAGAAAAGTTTTCTAAATCATTCCACTACATTTCCGTTAATATCTCGCGGAATGAACCCGTATTTATCCGCCCATTCGCGTAAAATTGCATTACATCTCCTTAATGCCCTGCACGGTTCCCGTTTTTCCCACTTGTGAAACTGCCACATCCATTCGTCTAATGATACCGTCCCGTCTCTATAATAGTTGAGGCGGTAAATAGGGTTCGACTCTACTCGCCCCCTATACTTTAGCTTCCATGTTCCCGGGCACCACTTCCGCGGGATATCCTCCGTATTGAACTTATCCGGGCGTTCGCGTTCCGGGTTCTTTAACAGCATTGTTTCAATGGTCGGTATCCTGTTTGGCTCGGTACGTGTGTTACGGTCGTCCCGTGTGGTTGCAATCTCGTATATGATTTGCGGCAGCGCCTCGCATACCGCCATTGCGTTAACCAGGTTATAGGGGAAGCCCTTCGCTTTCCGGTAATAGATGCCGTTCGACTTGAAGAACTTGTATAGGAAGAACTCGTTTACATTGAGTATCGTCGCCAGGTCTTCAACTACAAATTCTAGCGGTTTCTTTCTGCACTCCATTAGTTTCTGTCCCATTATAATCTGCACATTGTTATTGCGGCTATCAGCGCCAGTTGGAACGCCAGTAGGAACGCCCAAACCACGGTTAGTAAAAGCGCTATAAACATTCTCACTGCTAGCCCGGGCAAATCTTTCGGGCTTTTCATCCATTTGAAAAACTTCTGTATCATAGTTTCAGCGCCTCCCTCACTTTTCCCAATAACGCGTACATCTCTGGGCGCGTCAATGTAAGTTGTACATCCGGCGCATTCTTCCGGCATATCGTAAAGCTCCCGGGCTTGCGGAGGTCCGTTGATAGCCCCCGGTATATCATAATTTCCTCGGCTTCCGCCTTATCAATCTTTTTACGCATATTGTATTGCGCTTGTTCCGCTCTGTACAATGCGGTTTTAAACCGCTCCGTGACTGCGGGACGCCCGGTAGCTATTTCTTGCTCCCTCATTTCCTGCTCTCTGAATAAATGTTCCATGTCTGCCATAACTTTATGATTTAAAATATTAATTTAATAAGGTAGTGTAGCACGTAATTGCCCAATAGCCACCAGGATAGCGCGGCCCCTACGAAACCGCCCACTGCTGTGCACGTAGCATCTACCCAATCGAATTTACCGCCGTGCTGCGCATCCTTGAATTCCATACCTAGCGCCAGTCCGATAGCCAACCAAAAGTTTATAGCGCCCGCCGGGATAGCGTATAGGAAATGTTTCCAACGGTTGGACTCAAGGAACCACCCGAACAGTTTAGAAGTGAACGACTGTTTACGCTCCGGTGCTTCCGGATTGTTAATGCTGCTAGCCTTTACCGGAACCTTGAACAAAAACTCTATAAAATTATCCGCGCTAGTTTGCAGATACTCTTTAGATTTTCCGTTAACGGGTTCATATAGATGTACGGTACACCTGTTAAGTTCGTCATACTGTGTGCCCACGTAGGTAAATCTTTCATTGTCCAATGCCACCGTATCCCCTACGTGATACTCTGTTGTGAATTTTTCTTTTTCCATTATTCTACTATTTTAAAAATTAATTCATTCGGTTCTCCTTCTATTACCTCTACGCACAACCACCCTCTAGGGCTTTTGCAAGGTTCGCCTCTCTTATGGAACGCACACCCCCTTGCAAATTTCGTCCTGCTCTTGGCGTACCGCCTTGTAGGTTACACCTTCATGCTCCCGGGTATCACCGGCGGAAAATTTTGTTAAACTGCACTTCTCGTTCATAATTTAGTTTTTAAATAAGTGACTCAATACATGTTCTATAACCTTCACCGTCCACCCGTTACCGCACATCCGGTATATTTGCGTGTCCGACACTACCCACTCGTACCACTCCGGTACGGTCTGCAACCGTGCGCACTCTCTAGGCGTTAACCGTCTTACACGGCAATCCCCTCCCAGTATCAAGTTTTTAGAACCCGTTAACAGGGTGTCGCCCTTTGAATCAGCGAAACGGATAATTCCCAATTCGCTTAAGCCGGGTTTCTTAGCGTCTCCCCTGTGGGGCCTTATTCCTTCCCGCGTGACCGTTACGCCCTCTACACGGGGAGATAATTCCCGCAACCATTCCAATAGCAAATTATCTTTCCCGTCCTTGTAGCACCGTTGCAATAGCGTGTTTGCCTTTCCGTCCGGCGATACAACGCGCGCACCGAAACCGTTTCCCTTCTCCGTACTTTTCTCGGTGTGGTTAATCACGCCCTGTATAGCCTTGTCGGATACGTAGTACTTTTCATCTACTTCGTCCTCTAGGATATCACGTATGTATATTCCTTCGTCTTTCGGTTGGGGTATCTCGGCAATGTTAGTCCAATACAATCTTTTCCGGTTCTGCGCGGATACTAGGTTACTGTTAATCTTGACGGGTTCCACTCCGATAGCCTTGGTTAGCACGGCTTCCCATTTCTTCGACATAACTACATTTTCTAACAGAAACTTAATGTCCGGGTTGTACTTCCGTATGTCTGTCAGTATGCGCATATACTCCCAAAAGAGATACGATTGCCCCTCGAATTCAAAGCCCATTTCTTTGAGGTCTAGGTAGGTCTGCAAGTCGGTTATGTCTACCTTATCAGTTGTGACCATGCCTACCCGCTTTCCTGCAAATGAAAACGATTGGCACGGGCTGCCGCCTATCAGCAAATCAATCTTATCTAATTGCGATACATCTACCTTGGTAACGTCCCCTAGTTGTATGGTGTCGGGAAACACGCTCATAGTCTGCTGTATGGCGAACTTGTCCACCTCGGAAGCGTAGTACTTGTCCGGGAAACACCCCAGTTCGGTAAGTGCGATTTGTCCGCAACTCATTCCGTCGAATAAACTCAATACATTCATATCTTATGTTTTTTAATAAGTTCCTTAACTATATTCATTAATCCGTCCTGCGCGGTCGCCTTCTTGTTAAGCACGTCTATTACCCGCTCGTCTACCGTTCCCTTACTTATCAAGTGATGCACGAATACGCTGTTCTTCTGTCCCTGCCTCCACAACCTAGCGTTGAACTGCTGGTATAGTTCTAGGCTCCACGTAGCACTGAACCATATTATACGGTTTCCGCCCTTCTGCATGTTAAGCCCGTGGCCCGCGCTCGCCGGGTGGGTAACCAGTACGGGAATCTTTCCCTCGTTCCAGTCTCTTACATCATCCACGGTGTTAAGCCTTCTAGCCCCGAACGGTTTCAACGCCTCCATTATCCGGGACTCCTCGTGCTTGAACGCATATGCCACGAGTACGGGCGCTCCGTTCGCTGCCTCAACCATTTCTATAAGGGTCTCTATCTTTTCGTCGTGCACGTTGTACACGTCCCGTACTTCACCATACACCGCTCCGCCCGCGTATTGTAGTAACTTGTTTGTAAGGGCTGCCGCGTTAATAGCGGTTATCTCCTTTGAATCGCCCCCGGTAATGTCAAGCAGTGTTAGAAGTTGTTCTTCCTCGAACTTGTCGTATGCCTTCTTGACTTTCGGAGATAGTTCTACATAGTTGTTAATGTAGGACACTTCCGGCATATCTAGGAAGTCAAGGGCTTTCATTGATAACGTTATGTCGGATATCTTACCGCCTATAATCTCCTCGGTATTGGCTAACGGTTTGTACTCGTAAATTATCCCGGCGTTCTGTCGCCCGGGGCGGAAGTAGTTAGCACGGTAATCGGTTATTGTCTTTCCTAGTCTTTGCCCCCCGTCTATCAAGTACATTTGCGCCCACAGGTCAATAAGTCCATTTGGGGAAGGCGTTCCGGTTAGCCCCACTACACGGTAACAACTGCGGCGGATAACCTTTGCCGCCTTGAACCGTTTGGCGCTGTGGTTTTTGAAACTGCTTAACTCGTCCAACACTAGCATATCATAAGGTACCTTTTGCCCGCCCCACATTTGTAAGAGCCAAACGAGATTATCCCGGCTAACCGTGTACACATCCGCTTCCGCCCGGGCGGCCACTTCTCGCTGTTTGGCCGTTCCCTTTATGACTGATACGCGTAGGTGCCTTAACTGCTCCCAGTTGTTAACCTCGTCTATCCACGTCATTTCGGCTACTCTCTTAGGGGCTACTACCAATACCTTAGTTACTTCAAATCGTTCTATAAGGTCAGACACGGCCGTTAACGTGGACACGGTTTTCCCTAGTCCCATATCGAGAAACAGCGCGGCGCACGGGTTGTTCTCAATATGGTTAACGGCCGTTATCTGATACTTGTGTAACTGTGTACGGTCTAGCATTATTCCCTCTTGTTGATTGTTTGGAACACTACGTTCTTTTCGTCTTCTCGGCAGCCTTCGTCACACGGGAAGTCAAGCCCCTTGCATTCGGGCGCGCCTTCTTCGTTGATACTGTAAAATGCACATCCCTTACAGGTGTTGGCGTTCGCCTCTCTTACTACGTAGGTCGTTCCGTCTTTTTCAAAGGTGGTGCCTACACACATATAATTTCTAGCTTCATTACTCATGTCAATAAATTTTTTAATTGTTAATATCCCATTCCTATCTTGCGT